CCTGCCGATTCGTCCATTCAGCCATTTTCGATTCGTCCATCGGACGTAAAGCGACCCCCAGCAGCGCGAACTGCTGAGGGTCAGTCAACCCCTGCTGCGAACAGGAGTCAACATGCCCGAGAGTACATGCCAATCCTGCGGATCTGCGTTTGAGCAGCCGCAGGGCCGGCGAGGTCCGCTCCGCAAACTCTGTACCGGATGCAGCCCGCGTCGTAGACCCCGTAAGTACAAGCTCGAACACTTGTGTACTCGGTGCGGGTGCCCGTCCAAGTCTGAAGGCAGGTGTTCGCGCTGTCGGCTCGTTGTCGCTTGCGATTCCTGCGGCGGGGAAGCCAGCATCTCGGGTGCCGATTACAATCGCGGCAAGCGGACTGCGGTCTGCCGCTCCTGTAGGCGTTCGCAGCCCAAGCGTGCCGACTGCGGGAACTGTGGTCGGCAGTTCTGGTATGAGGGAAAGCGACAGCGGAAGTACTGCTCGCAGTCCTGTGCGTCCGCTGCCCAGCCGAATACCCGCGTCACTGTTGCGTGTGAGGTCTGTGGGCAGAGCTTCACGAGGCTCCCCAGCGCGCTGAAGCGTGCGAAGGGGAGGTACTGTTCGCGCAGCTGCTCGGCACGAGCGACTTCCGCCAGACTCCGTCCGCCCCAAGACCCCCCCGCGCCAAGCGAGCGCGTCTATTTCCCCGCCTGCAAGATGTGCGGCAACGTGTTCTGCGCCCGCGTACACCAGGCTAGGTACTGCTCGGCGCGGTGCAAGATTGACGAAGCCAATGTCCGCGTCAGTGGCCTGTATGCGCTAGCGACGCAGTTTGTCGACGGTCGCTACGTCGGCCGGCAGTGGCGTGTGGCACTTCTTGAGTACCTGGTCGACCGCGATGGTGACAAGTGCGGCATTTGCAAGCGCAAGGTCGACATCACGCTCAAGTCGGGCACCCGCGGCAGTCGCCGCGGCCCGTCGGTCGACCACATCATTCCCCGATCTATCGGCGGCACTGACGACCTGGAGAATCTGCGCCTCGCACATTGGGGCTGCAATCAGAAGCGCAGCAACCGTGGCGGGGGCGAACAACTGGCATTGGTGGGCTGATGAAGACGTGCCTCAAGTGTGGGGCGTTAATCCCGGTCGAGAAGGGCCGCGGAGGACGCCGCAAGATGTGCGCGACGTGCTCCCCGAAGCGGATCCGCAAGAGCGATACAGCGCCGTCGGTGGCGGCTGCGGTGTCGGCGCCGGCCGGTTCGGTGTTGGAGGCGACGCGCGCTGCGTTGATCGCGGCGAATGCGCTGTCCACGCCGATGGGCCAGGCGTCGCTGGTGTTGGCTGCCTGCATTGATGACACCAGCGAGCCGTTGTCGGCGCGTACCCAGGCTGTGAAGCAGCTGAGGGAGGCGTTGTCGTCGGTCGTTGCGCCTGAGCAGGCCGCCCCGGCTGACCCGAATGACGAGTTCACGAGGAAGCGTCTTGCTCGCGAGCATGGTGCGTGAGGCGCCGCCGGCGTTCTTCACGCATCCGCCGCTGGGTGATTCGATCGGCGACGATGTTGCGGACTGGGTCGGCCATCTGCAGTTGGGCAACGGCGAGTTGTTTGTGCCGGACGCGAATCAGCGGTCGTTGCTGCGGGCGATGTTCGCCGGTCCTGCCGGTGTGACGTATCAGACGCGGGACCGGAAGTGGGCGTCGTCGCAGGTTGCGATTGTTGCGCCTCGCCAGAATTTGAAGACTGCCACCCTTGAAATGGGTGTGGCTGCTGCCTTGTGGTTACTAGACGCGAGGCTAGTTGTCTGGACCGCGCATCTGTACAACCCGGCGGCGGCTGAGACGTTCCTGCATTTCAAGGAACTGATCGACTGCAACCCGCATCTGTCGCGTGGCGTGAAGCGGGTGCTGGAGGCCTCTGGTGGCCAGGGCATCGAGTTGATGAACGGCGCGCGGATCAAGTTCCAGGCGCGCTCCAAGAACGCCGGCCGGTCGTTGTCGGGTGATCTGATCGTGATGGATGAGGCGTATGCGCTGTCCACGGCTGAGGCCGGTGCTCTGATCCCGACGCGGTCGGCACGGCCGAATTCGCAGATCTGGTACGGGTCGTCGGCGGGGCATTTCGATTCGGAGCAGCTGCGGCTGATCCGTGACCGTGGCCGTAAGGGTGCACGTCGCCAGACGTATGCGGAGTGGTGCTCGACGGCGGTGTGCGAGTCGGATCGTTGCACGCATGAGATCGGCGAGCCGGGCTGTGTGCTTGACGACCAGGTGGAGTGGGCGAAGGCCAACCCTGCGCTGGGTTCGCGAATCGACGTGGACACGATCGCGGATGAGCGGGTGTCGATGTCGCCGGCCGAGTTCGCCCGTGAGCGTCTGGGCTGGTGGGATGAGCCGTCCGCCGGTCAGGTGATTCCGGGTCCGAGGTGGGCTGCGTGTGCCTCTGAGGGCACGGTTGTCGGCCCGGTGGGCCTGTTCGTGGACATTGCGCTGGACCGTTCCGCCTCTGTGGTGGCGGTGTGCGGCGCTGATGCTGACGGGATCCCGCAGGTTGAGATCGCGGAGATGTCGCCTGGTACGGACTGGGTGACGGATCGGGTGTCGCAGATGCTGGGCCGCCACGAGGTGTTGGCGGTGGGTGCGCGTTCGGCGGGTCCGGTGGCGTCGTTGCTGCCGGAGTTGAAGGGTGTGTGCGCCGAGGCCGACGTCGATTTCGTGAAGGTCGGCTCGAGTGATTTCGCGGGGATGTGTGGTGCGTTCTTCGATGCGGTGTACGCGTCGGGGTTGCGTCACCGTTCGGATCCGCGTGTGGATGCGGCTTTGACTGCTGCTCGGCGTCACCAGGTGTTGGACGCCTGGACGTGGGAGCGGACGAAGGTCGATGTGGATGCGGCGCCACTGGTGGCTGTGACGGGGGCGTTGGCGTTGTTCGTGCAGCGCCGTAACGACACCGTGGTCGACCCGTTGAACAACATTTGGTGAGGAGCTCCTTGTGCGTTACGTTCCGGGCCTCCTCGGGGCTGCTCTGGTGGTCGCCGGGGTCGCTTTCGTGTTCTGGCCGGCGGCGCTGATCGTGGCCGGTGGGTTCCTGCTGGCGGTCGATAGGCGGATCGGCTGATGGGTTTGTTCTCTGGTCGGCGTGCCGCCGACGCGGCCCCTGCGCGTTCGATGACGTTGCCGTATGAACTGTCGGCGATCTACCCGGGTGCGACGATCACGGACTACGCGACGGTCGACGCGAACGGCGACAACGCTTTGCGGTCGATCGCTGTGGGCGCCGCGATCGACCTGATCTGTTCGCTGGCGTCGGAGTTGCCGCTGGACACGTTCCGCGGTTTCGGTTCGGACCGGGTGCAGTTGTCGACGCCGTCGAACTTGCAGGATCCGGGTGCTACGGGCCAGGGGCTCGAGGACTGGGTGTATTCCCTGCTGAATTCGTGGCTGTACCGCGGCAACGCGTACGGCGAGGTTGTGGAGTATGACCGTGCGGGTAACCCGCGGCGGGTGTCGCTGTTCCACCCTGACCAGGTCCGGGCGACGCTGGTCGACGGGCAGATCCAGTGGTGGGTGAATTCGCAGCCCTGGGATGAGCCATCCCGGTTTGTGCACCGTCGTGTGAACCCGGTTCCGGGACGTCTGTTGGGTTCGTCGGTTATCGAGCGTCACGCGATGCAGATCAGCACGTCGCTGGCCGCGGCGCAGTTCGGCGCGCAGTGGTTCGCCGATGGGGCGCACCCGTCGGGGCTGCTGGTGAACGCGAACGACATCAACCAGGAGCAGGCGACCGCAGTGAAGAACCGGTGGATGTCGCTGTTCCAGGGCACCCGTGAGCCTGCCGTGCTTGGCAAGGGCTGGGATTGGAAGCCGATCCAGATCAACCCGGCCGAGTCGCAGTTCTTGGAGACGCAGCGGTTCACCGAGGCGCAGTGTGCTCGCATGTTCGGGCCTGCGGTGGCGGAGACGTTGGGCTACGAGACGGGCGGCTCGATGACGTACGCGAATGTTGTCGACCGCCGCAGTGATCTGTTGACGTTCACCCTGAACAAGTGGCTGACTCGCACGGAGCGGCTGCTGTCGCAGTTGCTGCCGTCGCCGCAGTATGTCCGGTTCAACCGTGACGCTCTGCTGCAGTCGACGACGCTGGCCCGCTACGAGGCGCACGCCTCGGCGTTGGACAACCGTTGGCGGACCGTCAACGAGATCCGCGACATCGAAGACCTGCCGCCCGTTGAGTGGGGCGACGTCCCCAACGAGAAGACACAAACCCAACCTGGGAGCGCGCAAGCATGAGTAACCTGATCCGCGACTTCGTCGCCGACATCGAGATCCGTTCCGACGGCACCGGCCGCACCGTCCACGGCATCCTGGTCCCGTACAACACCCCGGCGCGGGTGTCCGACGGTGGCCCGTCGTACGAGGAGATGTTCGTCCTCGGCGCGTTCGAGCGTGACATCGAGGCCCGTAACGGCGACTTCCGTGGTGTGAAGTTCCTGTACCAGCACAACCACGACGAGCCGATCGGCCGGGCCGTGGAGTTGCGTGAGGACGCCTCGGGGCTGTTCGGTGCGTTCCGTGTGGCGAAGACGGCCCGCGGCGACGAGGTGCTCGAGCTGCTGCGCGAGGGTGTCCTCGACTCGTTCTCGATCGGCTTCCGCCCGGTCGACCCTGCCCCCGGCGACCCGATCAAGCACGGCGAGCCGGTGGTGCGCACGAAGGCCAGCCTGCGCGAGACGTCGCTGGTCACGTTCCCCGCCTACGCGGGCGCCCTGGTCGCCGGCGTGCGTGCGATCGAACCCGAAGACCTCCACGGCGGCATCGTCGTCGTGGCCGAGGCTGACACCACCGAACCCGACGGGGTTCGCACGGATCAGCCCACCCCCGACCCGGACCCGGCCCCTGCGCCACTCCACTCGGGATTGTCGCCGGCGCAAAGGCGCACGGTGATTCTCACCAACACCCTCCTGAAAGGAGAT